CCATGACCATGCACATTGACAGCACTGCCGTGGTCTTACCGACTCCAGGCTGACCCGCCAAGATGAAGAAAGAATGGGCCATGAAGCCTTCGATCAAGTAATCGATGGGGTTGAGATGGGTCAGGTCGAGCGTAAGTTCTGGCCATGATGGGTCTGGGGTGTCTGTTGCCACTGGTGCATTGATCACCGCAGCAAAGTCTTCCACCGCACTTTTACGCTCGGTCTGCTTGGTTGGGGCTTCCCACCCGCAGTCCTTGGCGTGTTTGTAGAGTGTGCCAAGACCAACACCTTTGCCCTGGTGAAAGCTCTTCCAATGGACTTCAATGTCTTTTGTGCCTTGGAATTTCTGGCCAGCCATGGACCATTGCATCCATGGTCCAAGACCAGCCTCTCCGAATTCGGTATGCAGCGCTTGGCCCAGCTCAATCCACTGGTCATAGTCACAGTCGGGACTGATATGGTGCAAAGCCTTGACCGCACGATCAAGATCGCTGTCTTCAAGTCTTGAGCCTAATTGGGTGAAGTCAAATGATTGGCTGGGTGCAGTTGGCTTTGGCTCTTGCAGCTGGTGCTGCTCGATGATGCCCCAGTCCATTAAAAGTTCATGCAAATCCACAGCCTCTTGGAATTCACCCACCACAGCGTTGCCGCTGAGTAGGACTGACTTGCCGGCACTGTTTGGGAGACCGAATACTTCCAGTTCTTGGCCACCGCCCAGCTTGTACTTGGGCAACACCTGGTCAGATTCTTTGGGTGGTTGCACCCATAAGAAGACATGACGGCCACGGCCTGAGACAGAAACCTCGGTCAGCATCTTCTTTTGCTTGACGTACTTGGCCATGCGCTGGATGGCCACGTTGGTCGGGCCAGAGGCGTGCTTCATATCTACATCAAGGCAAACCAGAAAGTTCCCTGATGCGCTGATGATGGGGCGCTGCTGGACAAGGCCAAGGTATTGGCCACTTGGGGCTGACTCCATGGCCCAAATGTCTTCAGATGTGTAAAGTTCTGCTGGGTCTGTATCCCGTGCAACACCTTGGCCACTTCGCTTGTATGGAATCTTTTTATTGCCTTGCAGGGCAAAGGTACAAAAGACCGCATCGGGTGCGACTGCGCCTATCTTGCAGGCCACAGACTGGGACTGGACAAATGTGTCGTTTTGGGGTGTTTCAGTTATGATTGCCACTGAAATTCCTTTAGTTGGGTGTTTCATTGTTAGTTGCCCTTGAGTTGGACTTTGGCCTGGTAGTGTTAACGCGCTGCCAGGCTTTTCTTTTGGGGGCGTGAGTTGTGGATTCTATGCTTGCCAGAGAAAAGCCAAATGGATCATGTAGGTCCAAAAGGCAGTCAGCACGGCCAGAAGTAAAACCCAGACATAACCTGGCCTCATTCCTTGGCCTTGACAAGACTGGGCGCAGCACTCTTCTCACCGACTAGGTCTTCGCTCACCTCGACACCAAGTTTCAAGACAGCGCTGGGGCTTTTGAGTTCCCACACCTTCAAGTTGTCTTTGAATGCTTCCATGACCAAAGCCTCGTCTTTCCAGAATTTTGTCTTACGGCCTGCGCGCATGGTCCAGCCGTCAATCGCTTTGCCTTCAGTGATCTGAGCCTTGGCAGCAGACTGCACGGCATCGGCCCATGCGGCCATCAGGACAGCGTTATCTAGCATCTCTGGGGTAACAGTGGTGTCAGGCTTGAAATCGCTCCTAGCGACTTCTTGGACCTTCTCGCGCATGGATGGGCAAATGGTCTTGGCCTTGCAGTATCGGCAAGCATCGGGTGATGGGTTTGTGGGGGCATCGCCAGTGAGCGCCAGCTCGGCAGCCTCTTTCAAGCGCCTGCCGTGCAAATTCAAGTAATTGCCAGACACTGTCCACTTGCTGTGGCCAACACGGGGCTGGAAAATGTGCATGGTGCATTCGATGGTGTCTGGCGCTTTGAGCTGGCGCATTGCACCAAGGGCATAAGTCAAGAGCTGCTTGTTGTCATTTGCGTCAACGGCCACACGGCCAGTCTTCAAATCAATGACATGAAGATGGTTGCCATCGACCAGGATGGCATCAGCTGTGCCACCAAGCGCTGGGTGCAGAGACTTCAAGCCTTCATCAAGGTTAACTTCGATCAGCTTCTTTCTGGGGTTTTCTACCAAAGTATTGACAAAGTTGGCATAGCCTTGGGCCATGGACAAATGGTCAGGGTCAGTGCCAGTGGGGATTGCACCACCGCGCAGAATGATCTCTGACAGCTCATGGATGGCTGTGCCAATGGCAGCAGCCTCGCCAGCTGGCTCCCATGGCATGAGGGATTCGAGGCGATATGAGCCTGGGCATTGCATAAACCGATCTGTTCGTGATGCTGAGAGTCGGGCGTGTTTTCTGGTTTCGTGTTGCATGGTTTCTCCTGGTTAAATGATTTGATTGACGATATTCAGTTTCTTTAAGACCTTGGCCAAGACTGTATGGTCCAAGCTGGCCTTGATGGTCAATATGTAGATGACGGGTGGAATGCCTGATTTGTTGATGTTTTCGACTCTGCTGCTGGCCTGCTCCAGTGCTGATGTGGACCAAGTGCATTCAACAAAGACAATCGTGTCGGCAGCGGATAGGTCTACACCTTCAGACATGGCGGCAATGTTGCCAATGATGCATTTGGTCTGGCCAGACTGAAAATCTGCAATGGCCTTGTCGCGCTTGGCTCTTGTAGTGTCCCCCACTACTGTCACGGGCTTGTGGGTTTTGAGTTCATCTTGCAGGGCTTGGACCACATCTTTGTGGTGCGCAAACACCACCACTGGCTCATCGGCCTGGAGCAAGTCATCGATGAATTCACTGGCCGCCTTGACTTTGCGCATTCCGGCCTCGCGCATGACTTCGGCCAGACCCTCAAAGGCCAGCAAGGCGTTGGGGTTTGCCATCAAGGCATCGGCATCAAAACTTTGCTCACGTTTGTCGTTGGGTAAATCAAAGGTGATCAGGCTGACTTGTGGCTCTTTGTAGTCTTTGAAGATGGTTTCTTTTTTTCTGCGCATGACATGGGGCTTCATCATGTCTTTGAGTTCAACCAGGTTAGATGCGCCACTGGTATCCAAGCCCCATGGGGCGACCCACATCTTGGCGTATCGGCCTGCAAAGTCAAACCAGCCGCCCCTGTAAATGCCAAGGCCGTGCAAGATGGGCCACAGCTCGATGGGCCGATTTGGAATTGGTGTGCCAGACAATGCATAAACAAAAGAAATCTTCTTCATGGCCAGCATGGCGGCCTTGGTCCTTTGGGCTTTTGGATTCTTGATTCTGTGGCACTCATCCAAAACTAGAGTGTTATATCTGTCCAAATCTGTTTGTGCGTATTGCAACACATCGTAGTTAATGATGGTGATATCTGCGCTATTTACCTCTGAAGCCTCGCGTTTTCCATTGACAACATGGACCGAGACGTTCGGGGCTAATTTGGCAAAGGCAGATTCCCAAACTGTCTTGGCAATGGCTGGGCAGACGATCAGTGCGGGTAGGTTTTCAAGTGCAGCAGCTGCTGTGGGTAGCGTCTTACCAACCCGTGGCTGGTCGGCCAATATGGCCCTGCGCCTGGACAGCAAGAAGAGCTTGGCCTCTTGCTGGTGGGGGAATAGTTGCATGATCGTTTCCTCGTTTTAACTTGCAGGCATCTTAACTGACATTTGTGCTAAAGTGCAATTTCTGTTTGACGACAGAAACGTAAAAACCTAAACCCTTAAAAGGAAAAAACCATGTCAACTAGAGTCGTAACCGGAAAAGTTCGTTTTTCTTATTTCTCAGCTTTAACAGCTCGCAAGAATGAGATGAACGGCAAAGAAGAGTTCTCAACACAAGTGCTTGTCCCCAAGACAGACCTTGACACTGTGAACCAATTGAAAGCGGCAGCCAAGGCCGCATTGACCGCCAAGTTCGGGGACAAGATTCCCAAGACAGTGCGCAATCCATTGCGTGATGGCGATACTGAAGTCAAGTCTGATGGATCACCACTGGGGGCTGAGTACGCTGGCCATTATTTCTTCAACACCAAAAGCACCAACAAGCCTGGTGCAGTGGATGCCCATGGCCATGACATTCTTGGATCACAAGATATTGTCTCTGGCGACTATGGCAGGGTGAGTCTCAATGCCTATGCTTATGACCAGGCAGGCAACAAGGGTGTGTCGTATGGATTGAACAACATCATGTTGTTGTCCAAGGGTGATTCGCTAGGTGGTGCAAAGCCATCAGCGGCCAGTGACTTTGGCGTGGTGGCAGGCAAAGGCTCTGCACCAGTGGCCGAGTCAGTCGACAGCGACTGGTGATCTGTCGATCAGTTTCTCAAGGGCCAAGTGCAATTGATTGACTGATGTCCACAGTGGCTCAACAGTCCCAGACAGCCATCGGCTCACCTGGGACTGTTGGATGCCAGCCTCATTGCACACCGCAGCCATGGTGATCTTGTGAGCTTTGGCCTTTGCCTTGATATCGTGAATTGATTGCATGACCGCATTCTAATTGCGCTTTATGTATAAAAACAACAGATTAAAAATAATTCTTGCAAGATATTTGTTTTGCGTCATAATTCGTTACACCAACACAAAACGGAGTAAACGAAATGAAACTTATTAGCATCGATCAAGCCTGTGGCCACACGACTGTTATTGTTGAAAAAAGCAATATTGAATATTGCATATTTGTTGATAACCACGGCACTACAAAAAATGAAGTTTATGAAAACTCAAACTTCCGCAAAATTCGCAAAAACTCCAAGCTCCATGAAATGTGTTTTTCTTTTGCACAAAACAAAATAGCCCAGCAAGCCGCAGCCTAATCAAACCCACGGGGCTTCGGCCCTATTAACGAAAGAAACCAATGAAACCCTCAACCGAAACCCTCTTGGATTATTTGACTGCCATTGCCATTGGCGTTGGCATGGCCGCATTACTTGTCGCATGGTGGTCAACATGAAGCCAACACCTATTTGCCCCAAGGGCCTCTTTGAATTTGCCTGCTCAGTAGAAGATGTTGACCTTATATGCTTTCTGGAATACAGCCCAGAAGAAAAGGGGTCAGTTGATTCCCTTGGCTCACCTTATGAGCCTGACTATGAGGAGTGCATGGTGCTGAATAACGCATACATCGCTGGCACTGATGTGGACATTGCCCACATTATTTTGCAGTCCATGGTGGACCACATTGAAGTGTCTGCGCTGGAGAAGCTCAATGACCGATAAAGAATTGCCACTCGCCCTTGAGGCTTGCTTGGACCTGACCATTGCCCTGACTGCACCAGAGGGTTATGGCCATGCCACCACTCAAGAGATAAGAACCCACGCATTCGTTGTCAAAACAATGCTGGAGCGCTTGAAATCCCGAATGGAGAGTGGCACATGGCCAGAGGCTTAAAACCCCGTGTAGAGCCTGCCATTGAGGCAGCACTACAAAAGAAAGGCAATCTGTC